TCGAGATCGTTTTAATGAATTAATAGATGAAGGAGATGAAGCCTTAACAAATGAAATTCTTCTTGGATGGGAAAAGATACAAGATGAAGAAGGCAATCCTATTGAATTTAACGAAGAGAACAAGAAAGCTTTATTAGATGATTTCACTGCAATGAAAGCTGTTATTGAAGCTTACGGAAAGTTGATTACAGGAGGTATTGAAAAAAACTAAAAGAGGCTGCCGAGTATTGGGTAAAAGGAGGTGTCGTTGATGAAAGAGATGCCTCTATGGAAGCTTTTGGTGCAACGCCTGAACAGATAGCAGCCGCTAAAGAAAAACAGGATTCAATCGAAGTTGATTTTGAAGTTTGGCAAGAGAACTGGGAGGCAGTACAGATGTTTATTCGCTTGTCTACTCAATGGCATGTCAGTATGGCTGGATTGACAGGATTAAACTATTCATCTTTTGAATATCTCTGTAGACTGTATAAAGTAGAAGATTGCGTTTCTTTATTTGAGGCGATTCAAATTATGGAAATGTCAGCCTTGTCTTGTATGAGTAAGAAAAAGTAATGGCACAAGCTGTAACTGATCTAAAAGTTTTAGTCAAGGTTGCTGGGCAACAGGGACTGCAAAAACTAGCAAGAGAGTTGGACGGTGTAGGAAAGAATGTCGCTAAGGCTAATTTTAATTTTGATCGTTTTACTAAAGTTTTAAAGGCAAAAGAAAGGCAGCAAACTAAAAATATAAATAATACTCGTGCTTTTGCTAATTCTTGGCGTGAACTTGCTAACTCGCTAAAAATAGGAAGTCGTGAATTTAATGTTGCTACACGCAATGCAGCGCGACTAGACAGACAATTAAGGCGTACTGGACAGGCAAGAAGAGGAGGATTTGGGGCAGCAGCAAGAGGTTTGGGAGCGGTTGCAGGTTCCGCTGTCTTTGGTGGCCCTGAAGGTGCTATTGGCGCAACGCTTGGCCTAATGGGAGGGCCGGGAGGCGCATTAGTCGGTGGTGCTATTGGCGCACAGGTAGGAATGCTTAGAAAGGCCGCTGGAGGAATAGCGGAAAACGTTGCTCAATATAGAGGGTATCAAATTGCTTTAGCTGGTATTAGTAATAGTCAAGAGGATTACAACGAGAGTCTTCAGGCGATGTTGAATATTTCTCAGAAATTTCTTATTCCACAAAAGGTGGCAATTAAACAATTTACGAGATTAAAAGCAAGCATCGTTGGAGCAGGTTTTACAACAAAAGAAACCGCAAAAGTCTTTGAAGGCATGGCAGCGGCGATTCTTGCAACAGGTGGCAGTACGCATGATTTAAATAGTGCGTTAATTGCTGCTGCTCAGGTATTCAGTAAAGGTAAAGTATCGGCGGAAGAATTAAGACAACAAATAGGTGAAAGACTGCCCGGTGCATTTACGATTTTTGCTGACTCAATGGGAATTTCTACCAAGGAATTGGATAAGATGTTAGAGAGAGGAGAAGTAGATTTAACTAATTTTGTTACTTTCTCTGAAAGTATTTTCAAAAGATATAGTGAGATTGCTGAGACCTTAGCGGATTCTCCAGAAAGAGCCGGGCAGAGGTTGGCTGTAGCTTTAGGTATGGCAGAGATAAAATTCGGCGGATTTTTCCAAGTCGTTGGGGCTGGGTTCCAAAATTGGGCAACAAATTTAGTTAACTGGGCAAATGACAATGAAGAACAATTGAAAAGGAATATCGCTCAATTTGCTGTCTGGGCAGATGATGTTGTTTATATATTTAAAGAAGTTGGTAAGCAGATAATGGGAATAATGCAACCAATTTTTAGCTGGATAGGGAAGGCATTGAAAGCAATGACAGATGAGTTAACTGTAACAGTACTAGAAACTCAATTTAAGCAATGGGCAAGAGATCAGCCGGGATATAACTGGAGGACTGACGAACCGCTTGCTGATCTTAGAAGAGAGGCAATGGCAAATGTTGGGGTAAAGACCCCTAGAGGTAATGAATATAAGGCTGAATACAGGAGATTATTGATAGAAAGGCTAGGAATACAGGAAGAAGTCGCTGACAGTTTAAGAGGGACTTATGCAGACAGAATCAATAAGAAATTGGAAGAGTTATTTGCGTTGCCTAATTTAAAGTTTGGCACAGCCAAAGGTGATGGAACCACTGGAGGAGCAGAGGGAGATAAAGGAATATTTGGCTCTCTTAGTGCAGGCGCATTAGCATACGAGAAGACAATGAAAGATGTCTTTACTCGTATTGGTGAGACTGTTACCAGAGCTTTTCAAGGAATGGAAGATGCTTTGGTTAATTTTGTAATGACAGGAAAATTAAACTTCAGGAATTTAGCTCAGTCCATTATTAGAGATATGGCACGAATCGCAATTCAACAGGCTATTACAGCTCCGTTCTCTGCGATGTTTGGGAATTTATTTAGCTTCAAAAAAACAGGCGGTGGTGCTTCGGTCACAAAAAATGCATTAGGCAATGTTTACGCAAAGAACAAAATAGTTCCTTTCGCGCAAGGAGGAATAGTCGATTCTCCTCACATTTTTCCATTCAGAGATGGTGTGGGACTCATGGGGGAAGCGGGCAGTGAGGCCATAATGCCCCTGCGTAGAGGACCAAATGGAAAACTAGGTGTAGAAGCTCATGGAGGTATGTCCAATAACATCACTGTTAATGTCGATGCGACTGGAACAGATGTTGAAGGTAATGAGGCAGAAGGCAGAGAATTAGGTAGGTTAATTGGAGCTGCTGTTCAGGCAGAATTAATTAAACAAAGGCGACCCGGAGGAATACTTGGCTAATGGCAACTTTTGACGATTCAACAGTTGGAACAAGTACAGGAGGAACAACCCCTGACTTCAAGATGACTCGTTCTAGCAAACCTGCTTTAACTGAGACAAAGTTCCAAGATGGTTATTCTCAACGAATAAAATTTGGAATGAATATCAACCCTCGGTCATGGGCACTTACATGGACAGCAAAAGATGAGACAGATGCTGATGCAATAGAAGCTTTCTTTGATGCGCGGATAGCAGATGGAGCATCCTTTGATTGGACTCCTCCAAACGAATCAAGTGCAAGCAAATGGTTTTGCAGGTCATGGCAACGTAGTGCTGATTATGCAAACGTAAGTTCAATTAGAGCTACTTTCGATGAAGTTTTTGAACCATAATGGCAGTACCAACTTCTGAACTTCAAAAGATTAATCCAAGCAATGTTATTGAATTGTTTGAATTACAATTAGACAGCACAATTCATGGTTCTACAGCTACTTACCGATGGCATAACGGAGTTAATGAAAACAATTCAGATATAATTTTCGGATCAAATAGTTACACAAGATTACCTATTGAGGCTGATGGTTTTGCCTACGATGGAAAGCAATTGCCTCGGCCTAAGCTTAGAGCAAGTAATATAAATGGAACTTTTACATCTTTGATTGCTACTCTTCCACAAGGGTTAGAAGGTGCAAAAGTTACAAGAATTAGAACATTAGAAAGATATATAGATCACGGCAACTTTGACGGCGGAGATATTCTCTTAGAAGATAATACTAATTTTTTAGTGCAAGAAGATGATTCTGTAATAGATCAAGAATCAGGCGACAACCCACATGGAACGCCCGATAGTTCAGCTACATTTCCCCTAGAAGTTTTTTATATTGATAGAAAAACTATAGAGAATAGATCAGTAATTGAATTTGAATTAGCAGCTAGTTTTGACCTGCATGGGGTTCGTGTTCCTAAGCGTCAAGTATTGCCTACAGATTTCCCAGGTATTGGTACATTTTACTCGTGACTTGGAAAGATGATGCGTTAATACATGCGCAAGATGAAGACCCGAAAGAATCTTGTGGTTTATTAGTTGTTATTAAAGGCAAAGAAAAATATTGGCCTTGTAAAAATTTAGCAGTTAAACCTGAAGATCAATTTATTCTTGATCCTCTTTGCTGGGCTGATGCAGAGGATACAGGTGAGATTACTGCTGTTATTCATTCTCATCCTGTGACTTCTCCTCACCCTTCCATAGCCGATAAGGTTGCATGTGAAAAATCAGGACTGAAATGGTGGATTATTCAACCAAACTTAAAAGTATGGGAGTTTTGTGAACCTTGTGGGTACAAAGCTCCATTAGTGGGTAGACAGTGGGTATGGGGAGTTACTGATTGTTGGAGCTTGGTTCGTGACTACTACGATCAAGAAAAAGGGATCGAACTTCGGGATTGGGAGCGTCCTGTTGATCCTGATGACTTTATTAAGTCTCCAATGTTTGAGGATTGTTTTATTGATACAGGCTTTAGGGAGTTAGAACCAGAAGAGGACTTAGAAGAGGGTGATCTGCTTTTAATGTCAATTTCTAGCCAAGGGTTGAACCATATCGGTGTGTATATAGGTCAACAACTTTTGCTCCATCATTTGCAAAACAGATTATCAAGCCGTGACCTTTTGGACGAATGGCTATTAAAATGTACAGGAAAGAGGATTCGTTATGCTCCGTAGGGTCAAATTATATGGAGAGCTTGCAATTC